TAACTATGTGTAATGATAACAGTTGTCCTCGTGCAGGGCAATGTTATCGTTTTACTGCTAATGTAAATGAACTATATCAATCTTATTTTATATCATCACCATTAAAAGATGATAAATCTTGTGATGAATTTTGGTTAGATAAAAGACATAAAATATTAAGGAGAACTATATGAGTCTTAAATTATTTCCTTATAAAATTGGTAGCGTTTCAGCAAAGCGATTGGCTAGAACCCTTGGTATTCTAAGGGTTTCGCCATCGTATAATGCTAGACGTAGAGACGTCATTATAAACTGGGGCAACTCTACACCACCACATTTTAGGTGGATGCCTCAGGATTTAAACAAACCTGACGCTATTCAATTGGCTAGTAATAAACTTAAAACATTATCAACATTATATTTAGCAAGTTTTACTGACTTACCTAAATTTACTACAGAGTTAAAAGATGCAGAAGATTGGATTAACCATGGTCATGTTGTCTATTGTCGTACATCTTTAACTGGGCATAGTGGTCAGGGTATTATCATTGTCGATAGGCTAGATAAATTGGTCAGAGCTCCACTATATACTGTAAAAACTAAACACAAACATGAGTATCGTGTTCACGTATTCCGTGATCAGATACTTGATGTGCAACAAAAGAAAAAACGATTAGGATCAATTGGTGGTTCTGGCATTAGGAACCACAGTAATGGATGGATCTACGCAAGGGCAGAGATTGCTCCGTCCGAAGAACTACTATCATCAGCCCGCAGGGCTGTTAATCTTTTGGGCCTTGATTTCGGTGCCGTTGATATTGGGCACCGACTAATTGACAATAAGTTTTTTGTTTTTGAAGTTAATACTGCACCTGGAATTGAAGGAACTACGCTTGACAAATATGCGAAAGCAATATACAATTATTATAGGAGTCTGTAATTATGTTTGAAATTGGTACTAACGTTGCATTTTTTGGTTTAGAAGAACAGTTTGAACATCTAAACTTAAATCTAATGGAAGATTTTATTGAAGATTGTTCTTGGTATGAAGTTATAGGTGTTAATGTACCAAATGATGATTTCATAACTGTTAGATCTCTTTCTCAAGGTAGAGATATTCCTGTTGTTAAATCTGAATATCAAATCCATACTAAAGAATCTTTAAGAAGTCATCTAACTCAATTGTTAACTATTAATGAAGCTAACAAAAAGTATGCAGATGTTTGTAAAAAGATTAAACAGTTATACCGTAAACATAATAACTCTGACTCTCACTTTAAATTTCAAGGAGTTTAAATGGTTACTGTTTTCTGGTGGAAGAATCAAGAGTTTGAAATGCGTATTGACAAACGTAACAGAAGATGGGTACTATACAACTACACATTACAAACCATTATGAAAGAAGGTAAAATAAAATGAGATGCTTAGCTTGCAACAAAATCTTAAATGATTTTGAAGCAACAAGAAAATCTGCAATAACTGGGGAATACATTGACTTATGTAATCATTGCTTTCAGCCTGTAGAGCGGGATGTAGAAGCTGTGGTTAGAGAAGACTTAAGAGATGAAGAATCTTTTACAGAAGATGTAGAACTAGATGACTTACAAGGAGAAATATTTACAAATGACTTCCAAGAATGACATAACTGGTGACTGGATTAAAAGCAAACCGTACTCTAAACAATTCGATGAAAACTTTGATCGTATATTTAAAAAGAAAGAATCCCGTATTGATGTTGTAGGTCAGAACGGAAACGATGGGGTTCATTATGAATATGAACTTGATAAATCAACTGGGGAGGTTGTAAAGAAAAATGAAAACACCTGACGCTTGGATCTATGAAGAATATGATACCAATGGGAACCTAAGGGTTCACCATATATGGACATTCTTACCTTCTGATCTTAAACAAACAATGAAACTTAAAGATATTCATCACGTAGAGTTAACTCCTTTGTATAAAGACTTGACTTATAAACAAGTCTATAACAAAGATAACAAGTATGATTCTAAAAAACTAACTGATGCTTTCTGTGGTCATTAACGACATACGATTGTCAGCGTTCCGTGGGAACGGCTGCAATCTATGGAGTATCTATGTCATTTATAAGACACACTAATTGCCCTAGCTGTGGCAGTCGTGATAACTTGGCTGAGTATACTGATGGGTCATATTGTTTTGGTTGTGGATATACTAAAAAGAATAATGACTTGGCATCCGTTCGTCTTCGTCTGAGCTCATCACCAGATGAGAGCTCCTCCTCATTCGACCTGAATGTTGATTATAACATACCCAAAGAACCTATGCAATGGCTCTTAAAATATGGGGTAACTAAACACGATGCTGAAACGTACAAAATTGGGTGGAACAATGACCATCAAATGTTAGTATTAGTTAATACACCTGAGTATTATCAAGGTAGAAACTTTAGTGGATATGGGGCAAAGTATAGATCTAAGGGTAAAAAACCCTTGTTATTCTATGGGTTAGGTGATACACTAGTTTGTGTGGAAGACGTTTTGTCTTCAATTAAAGTGGTAAAATCTAATGGAAGTGTTTGTGCCACACCTCTATTAGGTTCTACTATGCCTCTAAAACTTACAGAAACCATCCTAGAACGCTTTAAAAATGTAAAGATATGGTTGGATAGGGATAAAGCAATTGAAGCTGTTAAAATGGCTAGAAATTTAAAACAAAAAGGAATCAATGCTGATGTTATTATTACACCAAAAGATCCTAAAGAATATAACACAGGAGAAATAGTTGAATGGTTGAAAAACAGATAATTAAATTGTTCTGTGAAGACAAAGAACTCTTTACAAAGTATTACAGATATGTTAACATTAATTATATTAAAATTAATTATAATGAATTATATAAACTATTTAATATAATAGATTTATATTATAGTAAATATATAAATACTATTACTATAAATATAAATGAATTAGATATATTTTATAATAGTAATTATTTATTAAAAGATAATGAAAGAAAAGAATTGTCTTCCTTGTTGGAAGACGTCTATTCACAAGATGTTACTAACAGAGAACTACTAATAGGACTGTTAGAAGAACATAGAAGACGTTCACTTGCAGGGCAAGTAGCACTCACTGCATTGGATGTAGAGTCAGGTAAGAAAACCACTGCTCAATTACTAGAGTTGTTCAATGACTTTGAACATCAAGAGATTGAAGTAGAAGAAATTAAACCAGTAAGAATGAACTTAAAGGAGTTATATGAAACACAAATACAAACACCAGGTTTACGTTGGCGTGTTGATTGGCTTAACAAAAGTCTTGGATCTCTTCGCAAGGGTGACTTTGGGTTTATCTTTGCTCGTCCCGAAACTGGAAAGACTACGTTTCTTGCGTCAGAAATTACTAACATGGTCAGCCAAACTGACGGTGATATCCTTTGGTTTAACAATGAGGAGCAAGGGAATAAGGTTGGCATCAGAGTGTTCCAAGCAGCTCTTGGACTCAACATTAATGACCTGTTCACTAACGATGAAGTTAAGCAGGCCCGCTATGACGAGCTTACCCAAGACAGAATTAAGATCTTAGACTTTGAAGATTCTAGTAGTAAGCATAGAATAGAAGCTGTACTTAAACATTATAACCCTGCTCTTATTATCTTTGACCAGATAGATAAGATTCGTGGATTTAAAGGAGAACGTAATGACCTTGAACTTAAACAGATTTATCAATGGGCAAGAGAGATTGCTAAAACATACGCACCAGTCATCGCTGTATCACAAGCAAATGGTGAAGCCGAAGGTAAACTATTTCTTACCATGGACATGGTTGACGGTTCTAAGACAGCCAAGCAAGGCGAAGCTGACTGGATCTTGGGAATAGGTAAAGAGCAAGACAATACAAGTCGTACTAGGTACTTTAACATCAGTAAGAATAAACTCATTGGTGATCAAGATACACTACCAGACTTACGTCACGGCTCTACACAAGTATTAATTAAACCAGAGATTGCAAGGTATGAAGACATCTAAGTGGACTAGATGGGTATTACTAGATTGGGATGGTTCAATCATTAGATGGTTTGACTATCCCGCTAGTGGTACTGTGTTGTATAAAGAACCTAAGATTGACTTAACTAAATTAGAGGAGTGTTTATTTTGAGTTTACTAGAAGAGATTTTAAAACTAAGACCTGATTTGACATCAGAAGATGTGTATGATATTATAGATTTAATACCACCAGATGCAAACATACTTGACGAAGTAAATAAATTCTACCCACTTAACCAAAGGACTGGCGATTGCGCAGCTTAATACTAGATGTTGAAACAACTATTAGTAACAAAGGGAATCCTTTTGATGAAACTAATAAGCTTTGTTATATTGGTTTGCTTGATACTGATGCTAGTGTATACAGTATCGAGTATGATGACCAACCTTATCGAACTCGTTTGGAAGAAGTACAAGCCAAAGTTAATGAGGCAGATGTATTGGTTGGCTTTAATATTAAATTTGATTTGCATTGGATACGGAAATATGGAATTAGCTTTATGGGTAAACGTGTTTGGGATTGTCAGCTGGTACATTTTATACTTACGGGACAACAATATCCCTATCCAAGTCTCAATAGTGTCGCTGCTTATTATGATTTGGGTAGTAAACTTGACGTCATTGCTACTGATTATTGGAAGAATGGGATAGATACTGACAAGATACCAAGGGAGTTACTTGAAGATTATCTTAAACAAGATTTGCTTTTAACGCAAAAAGTATATGAAAAACAGATGGAAGAATTTGCGTCATCTGCAAAAAACATGCAAAGACTTATTAGTCTGCATAACCAAGACTTAGTTATATTACAGGAGATGGAATTTAATGGACTTTTATTTGATGAGAATAGCAGTACTATTTTGGCTACAGAACTTGAAGATCAAATTGCGGTCATTGATAAAATCCTTATGGAATATCATGACCTTGTGGAGTTTAATCCTAATAGCACGGAGCATGTATCTTCTCTTCTTTATGGCGGGACTATTAAAGTCAAGCGTAGAGAAGCTATCGGGGTATTTAAAACAGGCGAAAGAAAAGGACAAACTAAAGAAAGGTGGGCAGAACATGAAATAAAATTCCCTAGACTTATCAATCCTATTAAAGGATCTGAGTTAACTAAAGAAGGTTTCTTCTCAACAGATGATCAGACTTTAAAGTCTTTAAAGACTAGAAGTAGATATGCTAAAGATTTAGTTGAAGTATTATTAAAACGTGCTACACTAGAGAAACGATTGACAGCATATTATAAAGGACTGGTTGATTTAAGAAAGGAGATGAACTGGCATGAAGGAAGATTACACGGACAGCTTAATCAATGTGTGGCTAGAACAGGTAGACTTAGTTCAAGTAAACCAAACCTACAAAACTTTGATGGCGAAATTAAAACATTATTCGGGAGTAGATATGAGTAAAGATTATGTACAAGAGTTTAACGAACAAGGTGCTGAACAAGCATTTGAACAAATCAAAGTAGCAGAAAAACAAAAGGAATGTGATGCTCTTACAAGCGGATGCAAAGGCTCTTGAGTGGGTATGTGCAACTTATCTTTCACAAGACCAAATAGCAATACAGGAGATACGAGATGGAACTGATCAGCATACAGACAATCAGCTTCGTTTTGGGCTTCCTTCTAGGCTTATTGCTAAGACCTTTGTCTTTAGGCTTATCTATGGTGGTTCTGCTTATAGTTATGCTAACGACACTAATTTTACAGATGTAAGTAATAGTGAATCGTTTTGGCAAAATGTTATTGACGAGTTCTATAGTAAGTATAAAGGACTCGGTCAATGGCATAAAACTATAGTAGCAACTGCTATGAAAGATAGAAAGATAACGATGCCGACAGGTAGAGTTTATAACTATGAGCCAGAAGTAAAGTATGGCAAAGTCAAGTGGCCACGTACTAAGATCCTTAACTATCCAGTTCAGGGTCTTGGTGCCGACTTGATGGCAATAGCAAGAGTATCTTTAGCCAATAGGCTTAAAGGTATGGAAAAGGTCAAACTTATCAATACTGTACATGATTCTATTATAGTTGACTTTGATTCTAAAGTATGCGATAATATTAGTATAGTAAAGATTGTTGATCAATGTTTTACGGATATTCCAACAAACTTTAAGAAATTGTTTGGAGTAGAATTTAACCTTCCCATGAGGGTCGAGTGTCAAGTAGGACCTAACTGGGGTAACATGGAGATAGTGAATGTTAATTAATATTGTAGACGTAGGTGCACCAAATACACATGCAGCAAAGAATGGTAGATCATATCAATCTATTGAAGTAACTTACAAAGATGAACAAGGTCAAGTAAAAAATAAGAAGATCATGTCATTTAGTAATCCTTCTGTATTTAATCACATTAAGGGTTTAGCTAAAGGTGATCAAATTAATCTACGAACAGAAAAGGATGCAAATGGTTATTGGCAATGGACAGGTATTGGTGGAGATGCACCAGCAACAGCAACCGAAGCTAAGCCTGCAACAGGTGGCAGAGTTACAGGAAGTAACTATGAAACAAAAGAAGAACGTGCAGCTAGACAAGTCTATATCATTCGTCAGAGCAGTCTTTCCACTGCGGTAGATCTATTGGGTCAAGGTTCTAAAGTAGCTGATGTTATTGCAACTGCTAAAGAGTTTGAAGCTTATGTGTTTGCTAAAGAAGCTAACCCAACTAAAGAGGTTAACTTTGATGACTTAGAGGATGACATTCCAGTATAATGAAAGCACTTATAGATGCTGATATTGTAGCTTACAGGGTTGCCTGTACGTGTCAAGAAGACGATGCTCAAGACTTTGTATTTGCTAGGGCAGAGGATCTAGTAGATTCTATTCTAGTTAATACTGAAGCTGACGAGTATCGTCTCTTCCTTACTGGTAAAGATAACTTTAGGTATACAATATATCCTGAATATAAAGCTCACAGACCTAAGGAGAAACCCTTTTGGTTAGAAGCTTGTAGGCAGTATCTTATTGCTACCTTTAATGCTGAAGTTATAGACGGACAAGAAGCTGATGATGCCATGGGGATCAATCAAACAGAAGATACTGTGATATGTTCTATTGATAAAGATTTGCTTATGATCCCTGGTCATCATTATAATTTTGTTAAAGATGAAAAGATTTATATTAGTAACTTCACAGGTATATATAACTTTTACATGCAGTGTTTAACTGGGGACAGATCTGATAATATCAAGGGCATAGAAAAAATAGGGCCTAAGAAAGCTGAAAAGATATTATTTGGTTGTACTAATGAAAAAGAAATGTTTGATGCTGTAAGAGAAGCTTATAGTAATGATGAAGAGTTTATAATGAATGGTCGAGTCCTATGGATTAGACGTAAAGACAACGAAGACTGGAAGGATAGATTCAATGCCCTCGTTCAAGAGCAAGTTGGAAGAACAAGTTTGGACAATACTGAAGAAAGAATACCCGTCAGTTAAATACGAACCAGACAAGTTCAAGTATATACAACCTGAGAAAGAACGGACTTATATTCCAGACTTTAAAACAGGGCGTAGAAAGATTTACCTAGAAGCAAAAGGAAAGTTAGATTTAGATACAAGGCAAAAGATGATATGGTTTAGGGACTCACATCCTGATACCACTGTCATCTTCTTGTTTATGAATCCTAACAATAAACTTAACAAGAAAAGTAAAACTACCTATTCCAAATGGGCTGAAGACAATGGATTCCTTTGGTTAGACTTTAGAAAGGATTGGTTAAATGATTATAAGCAATTGTGTACAAAACAGTGATGGGTCTTTGGACTTTGACTTCCATGTTGATGCTAATGAAGCTTCATTCCTAATGGACTTAGCTATTAAGGAATTGGTAAGACGTGGTGTATTTAGTATTGCAACAGATCAAGCTCAACAAGAGCTAGACTTATTTAAAGAAGAAGGAGGACAAGTACAATGAGAAAGCTAATCTTATTAAGTTCTGTACTTTTATTAACAGCTTGTGGTGAATGGGATAACTTTACAAACAGTATTGAAAGTAGTGTAGGTGCTTTAAGTAGAGATGTTACATTATATACAAACGATGGACATGTAATTAAATCATGGCATACAAATAATGCTATTGAATACAAAGGACCTATTGCTGGTTTTATAGATGATAAAGGTAATAATGTTCGTATTAGTGGTACATTTATTGTGGAGGGTAAATAATGAGTAAAGGAAATTCACCTGCTTTCCCATGTCAAGATAGTAAAAAGAATATCTATACAGGTATGAACCTACGTGATTACTTTGCATTAGAAGCTATGCATGCTCTTATAGAAGGTGGTGGTGGGCTGGCAGATAATCTAGGAGATGTAACTGAAATAGCACAAACATCTTATAGAATTGCTGATGCTATGCTTGATGAAAGATTAAACTACAAATGATACTAATATTCTTGGCGGGATTATTACTACTATCATCTTTCTTTTCGGAGTAATTTATGAGTAAAATTTTATTGCTTGACATAGAGATGGCTCCCAACGTGGCTCACGTCTGGGGCATCTGGGATCAAAACATCGGCATTAATCAATTACAAGAATCGTCTTATGTCATGTGCTATGCAGCCAAATGGCTGGGTGATAAGAAAATGATCTTTGATTCTGTAAAGAAAAGTGGCGAGAAGAAAATGCTAGAAGGTATTCATAAGCTTCTTGACGAAGCTGATGCTGTTATCCATTACAATGGTAAACGGTTTGATATACCTAGTCTTAATAAGGAGTTCTTACTTCATGGCATGTTTCCTCCTGCACCATTTAAAGAAATTGATTTACTTACTGTAGCTAAAGGTAGGTTTAGATTTGTATCTAACAAGCTAGACTATGTTGCTCAATCACTAGGTTTAGGTAAAAAGACTGAACATAGTGGTCATGAGTTATGGGTACAATGTATGGCAGGTATCCCTAAAGCATGGAAGATCATGGAAGAATATAACAAGAACGATGTTATTCTTCTAGAAAAGGTCTATGAGAAGTTTAAACCTTGGATTAAGAACCACCTTAACCGTAACCTAGTTGAAGGTACTGACTTATGTTGCCCTACATGTGCATCTAAGAACTTCCAAAGACGTGGCTATAACATGACTGCAGCTGGTAAGTATCAAAGATACCAATGTAGAGCCTGTGGTAACTGGTTTAGAGATAATAAAAATCTTAAAGAAAAAGGCTCTATGAAGCTTGTCAATGTCTAAAAGACATGATATAATATATGTACAAAGGAGAAAATATGACTAATATAAATGATGTATTACAAGAACGAGGTAGTAGATATGGTTCATTTAGTAACCATGCTCGTATATGCCAAACATTAAAAGCTGTTATTAATACAAATTTAATTTCAATAAATAAAAACTTAGCACCAGATCAACAACAAGCATTAGATGTTATTTGTGATAAAATAGCTAGAATGATTAATGGTGATCCTGATTATTTAGATAACTGGGTTGATATAGCTGGATATGCTAAACTTGTAGCAGATCGTTTAGAATCAGATTCTAAAGTAATAAAAATTAAAAAGAAAGCATAACATGACTTTAACGCTCCAAGAGATCAAAGAAAAACTAGCAGAAGAGTACGATGAAATTACTCTTCTTGAGGTTTTAAACATTAACTCTTATGATTTAGTAGACGCTTTCTTTGAGCGTATAGAAGAACGTTATGAATACTTTAACAAACAATTATCAATGAACGGGGATATAGAATAATGCAATTGACAGATTATCAACGTTTTATTCATGCAAGCCGATATGCTAGATGGCTTCCTGAGGAGAACCGTAGAGAGACGTGGAAAGAAACTGTAGACAGATACACTGGATTCTTTAAGAATAGATTCCCTGATACCTTCCCTGCAGATGATGTAAACAAAGCTATTCATAACTTAGATGTTATGCCTAGCATGCGCTGTCTAATGACAGCAGGGCCAGCTTTAGAACGTGATGAGATTGCAGGTTATAACTGTAGCTTTGTAGCTATTGATTCACCTAAAGCTTTTGATGAAGTAATGTATATCTTAATGTGTGGTACTGGTGTAGGCTTTAGTGTTGAACGTCAGTTTACCAATAACTTACCAAGTATAGCAGAGGAATTCCATGAAACTGATACAACAATTAGAGTCAAAGATTCAAGAATTGGATGGGCAAGTGCATACCGTGAACTTATTAGCCTCTTATATTCAGGACGATTACCTAAATGGGACACTAGCGGAGTCAGACCTGCAGGAACTCGGCTTAAGACTTTTGGAGGCAGAGCGTCTGGCCCTAAGCCTCTCGAGGACTTGTTCTCATTTACGGTTCATACTTTTAAAAAAGCAGCGGGGAGAAAGCTTAACAGCTTAGAATGTCATGATCTCGTATGTAAAGTTGCTGATATTGTTATTGTTGGCGGTGTGCGTCGGTCTGCTCTTATCAGCTTGTCAAATCTCACCGACGATAGAATGCGAAATGCAAAGAACGGAGCCTGGTGGGAGTCTGATGTGCAACGTGCTCTTGCCAACAATTCCGTTGCTTACACCGAAAGACCCGACGTAGGGATCTTTCTAAAAGAATGGGGAACATTATATGACTCGAAAAGTGGAGAAAGAGGTATATTTAATAGAGTTGCAGCTACAAAGAAAGCCAGCTCTAACGGAAGACGAGATGTTGAAGGCTTTGAGTATGGTACAAACCCTTGCGGAGAAATTATCTTGCGATCTAAAGGACTTTGCAATCTCAGTGAAGTTGTCATCCGAGAGGATGATACCCTTGTTAGTCTTAAAGAAAAAGTCAAAGTCGCAACAATTATCGGGACATTTCAATCCACCCTTACAAACTTTAGATACTTAAGAAGTGATTGGCGTAAGAACCAAGAAGAAGAACGTTTACTTGGTGTAAGTATGACAGGTATTATGGATCATCCTGTACTTAGTAAACCTACTGATGAGTGTGTTAAATGGTTAACGGAGTTACGTGAATATGCTATTCAAACAAATAAAGAATGGGCTGATAAACTTGGTATCCCTGTTTCAGCAGCGATTACAACTGTTAAGCCTAGCGGAACTGTATCTCAGTTGGTTGGCTGTAGTAGTGGTATTCATCCTGCTTACTCATCTTATTATATAAGAACAGTACGTATGGATAATAAGGATCCCCTTACTTTATTCTTTAAAGCTCAAGGTGTTCCTAATGAACCTGATGTAACTAAACCTAGTGACATTACAGTCTTTAGTTTCCCGCAAAAAGGAACTCAATCAGGAGTAACTCGTAACGAAACTAATGCAATTGAACAATTAAAGCTTTATAGTGTATATCAAAAGCATTGGACAGAACACAATCCATCTATTACTGTATACTATAAAGATGATGAATTCTTGAACATTGGAGCTTGGATTTATAACAACTTCAGTGATGTTTCAGGTGTGTCTCTTTTACCACACTCAGATCACGTGTATAAACAAGCACCATATCAAGAAATTACAGAGGAGCAATACAATGCCTTTGTAGCAAGCTTCCCTTCAATCGATTGGGGTAACTTAAAAGAGGAAGAAGATACAACCACTGGTACACAAGAACTTAGTTGTGCTGCTGGTGTTTGTGAGGTAGTAGGAGTCCAAACATGATAACCTTTCATCTAATACAAGGCTGTACATTTGGTATTGAGTTAGTAGATGGCCAAGCAGTAGATAAAGACAATCATGATTGGTTTATTGTAGTAGATTTATTTTTAGTTAGGGCAATAGTTAATTTTTAAAGGAGAAAGTATGAATTACACAACAGTGCAAATTAATAAAGTTGATAATGGTTTCCTGGTAACAACAACCAAGCAAGTATTTGGTGAACAAAGACCAGAGCAAAACAACTTGGTCTTTAAGACTTTTGACGAAGTAATTGATTTCCTAAAACCAAAAGCAGCTTAAATAAGAAAGCCCCAATTAAGGGGCTTTTTTATTATAGGTAAGTCTCAAATTTGGTAGTTACTACATGTTGGTGTGAAAACTACAAAAATCCCAACTTACTACATCCTTTGAAGGTAGTTTAACAAACTTACTTATTCATTACATACATTGTAACTTCGAAACCAAAACGCATTTCAGTAGCTGCAGGTTTTGTCCACATAGTATTCTCCTTAAAAGTTAATGTAAAGTTTTCACTCTACACTACTATTATATCATACTGAATGAAAACAATCCTCAGTAAAACCATTAACCTAAGCTACTTGAGATACAGTAACTACGGATGATGGAATTGAAGGTCTTGTAAAAGGACTTGTAGAAGAAGTATAAGCTTCAATATATACACCTTGTTGTAAAGGTGATGCTATATAGACTTGATCAGAAGCAAAAACTACTTCAATGTAATCTCCTGCTGTAGCACTTACAAAGAAGTTAGCTACTGCAAGAAGGTAACCATCGGAAGAACCATGACTAGATGGTCCATCATATCTACTTCCTGTTCCTGCTAAATCAGTTCCATTCTTTCTTAACCATACCCAAATACCATGTGCTTGAGAATCTGTATTAGCAAACTGTAAACTAAACTGAATATTATATTTACCTGTGGTAGATATAGTAATCTTATTAGAAGCTAAAGAAGTATTGTTAGCTACATCTGTAGTGTTTAAAGCTACTACAGTAGGTGTATTATTAGCACTAGCATATTGATTAGCTGTGTTACTAAATGAACCATAACTAGGAGAGGTTATAGAAGGAGCACCTGTAATAACACTCCAAGGTATAGTAGTAGAGGCAGTCATAGGACTTAAACCATTAGCATATACATAACCTGTAAGGGTACCTGCTACTCCTGTACCACCATTAACAGGTGTAATAGGAATACTAGCTAAGGCACTAAGAGAATTATACTGTGCTTGACTTAAATGGTAGTATTGTGACGCAATACCACCCTGTAAGTTTTGTAGGGCATTATGTTGTCTGGTCTGTATATCTTGTAGATTAGAACCAGTAAAGTCAATAGAAGTCCAAGCAATAGATGCTTGTTGTACTAATGCTTGTGATACTTTATAGAACCAATCACGCCATACAAATACGTCAGTAATTGGGTTATTAGGTATTGGTGGTATTTGATAAGCCATTAGTCTTCCTGTTCAGTTTCCCATTTCATAGATCTACGAGCACCAGCTTTTTCTTTCCTACCAACCATCTTCTCACGTTTCATTACTGTTTCACCTGTAGGTGATTCAATATCTAATTGTCTTGCTAACCAGTTCTTAAAGCCTTCATCTTCTTCTTTACCAGCTTTAATAGCTTGACCAACCATTGGGTATTGACCTAAAGCATAGTCTGTAATATCACCAAAGATCTTTTCACCACTATCTTCAGGATTATAAATAGGTTGACCATTATATAGTTTACGATTCCAAGCTAATTGTCCTAAAGCAAGTAGTAAAGGATTAGGAGTAAAGAAAGAAGCTAAGACTGCTGCTTGATCTTTTTCTAAAGACATTAAACCATGTAAAGCATGGAATATATGGTAAGGACCAGCACGTCTTTGTGTAGCATCTTCATTACCTGTTAACCATTGAGCAACTATATCTTGTAATGGATATAAAGCTGCAATAGCCACAGCAATAGCTGCAGATGTATCTAGTCCATGTAAAAAGTCTTTTAAACCTGCTTGACCTTTTCGTAGAGCAGCTAAGTCTTGTGCTGTATTTTTAAGAGAGTTAACTAAACCGTAGTGGTATCTACTAAATACTGTTAGATTAGGGTTTTGTAAAGCTTGTGACATAGCCCTCATACCTATAACTTTATGAGGTATACGGTAGTTAGGCATATGTCTTTCTACATCTTTGATAGCCTGTTGTCTAGTCATTCCTTCATAAGCCATCTTCTCATTAATAAGTTGCATGTACATCATATCACGTACAGTCCACATAGCTATATTAGATTTTCTAGAAATAGCATCATAAAGTCTTAATGGACTAACTCCCATACGTTTAGCTAAGCTTTGGAATTCAGGAGTCTGTGAAAACTCTTTATTAGCTTTAGCAAATATATCTTCAAAGAAAGCATTATTTCTAACTTGAGCAGAAAGAATTGATCCACCATCTAACATTGTTTGTCTAAACTGATGGTCTTGTGTAATCACAGATTTAAGAGCAGGCATACCTGTTTTAACAAATCTATAAATACCTGCAGGTGTAACCCAGCCTGTTAGACCACGAGCATTATATAAGTGCCAACCCTCATTCATCATGTGAGGAAGAGGGTTAAGCATCATGTTTTTAATAAAAGCACCACTTAAATATGTAAGCCAATTAGGATTATTAGACTTAGCAAAGTCTTCAATCATTTGTGCTATATCTGTTTTAAATGCATAGCCTTCAAATTGAGGTAGTTTATCAATGTGTTCTGGTCGTTTATATCCTGGAGGAGGACGTTTACCTTCAGTTTTAACTGCATTTTCTTTCATCCAGTCAGAATGTGTAAGGTCTTCTATAAATTTGTTAGCTCTTACAAACTCTCTAACTTCTTGTAGACGTTGATATATTACACTTTGGAAATCCTTTTCATAAGTAAAAGGAGTATTTTGTTCAATCTCAGCTTCAGTAGCTTGTTTAAGAGTAGCATTTTTAACCTTTTCACCAGGTCTAAACTTACCTACTTCACTCATTTTAGCAAATGGTTGAGACTGACCCTTTACCCATCTAATAACAGAACCATCATCAGCTTGTTGTAATATGAGTCTATTACCATTAGGTAACTCTCCAACAAATAAATTACGAGCTCTTAAAGCACCTGGTTTAGCTGTAAGTGATTGATCATAACCACCATATTCACCTTTGCCAATAGTATCTAATACTTTTTGTATATTACTTGTTTCTTTAGGAATAAAAATACGAGGAGCAAATTCTCCAACAACTGCTGGATCAATAAGCTCATGCATTGTCCAACCTTTGTCATTAGAGTATTTAGTTAGACGTTTAATTTCTTGTAGTTCTTGTCCAGCATATTTCTTATATAAGTCTAATTCATGTGGATCAAGTTCTGCTGTACCTTCAGCATAAGCTCTCCATCTTTGAAGCATATCTGTAGTAACACCTTCTTTTTGAGCCATCTCACGACGAGCTCTAGCTATTACAGAATCTCTTTCTCCTGCTTTACCTAAACTATATAATGCATCTGCTAACCATGTTTCGTTTTCAGAAGCATTCTTTGGGATTTTAGGAACTTCTACATCTGGTTGAGAAATGTAGGGATCCTCTTGCATGGCATGATAGGCTTGTCTGTTTATATAATGTTCATAGTCTTTACGCAACTGCTCTTCAGAATAGACACCTGTTTGGTCATTCTTGAATAGATCACCTTGTGGATCTTGCATTTGTTTCCATTCATCAAATGAAAGACGAGTGTGTTCATCTTCATGTTTGAGAATGAACTGAGCATATTCATAGGGAGTTTTAAATGCATTCTCTTCTAAACCTGCTTTAACCCAAGGTTTATCTTCGAAGCGTTTGAGAGCTTCATCCATATCCATAATGATTTCTTTTGATGAACCATCTTCATTACGATAGTGACGAGCTATGATTGGTTTACCATCTTTTTGTACTGCTTGATTACCTTCAGCATCTACAATCTTACCAAGCTTAATAGGTACACCTGTCTCTGTTGTTTCAGGTACAGCCCATTTACTTGTCCATTCATTAGCACCTACTTCTTCAGTAGACTGACGAGTCTTAGCAAAGTCATCTACAGTTCTATTAAACTTAGGTGTAATATTACCAATAGCTTTACCTACTACTTCATTAACCTTTTTAGTATATGATGTAGGTTTAGCAGCTACGGCTGTAAAGCCAGCAGCTTCTGCAATATGTTGTGCATTAAGGTCTTCACCAGCAACCTTCTCAGATCCTGCTTCAAATAAACCACCAGCAGTACCCATACCAATACGTTGCATTAAAGGAGTAATCTTCTTACCACCTTCTAATACAATATCTTTTAGAGCACCAGGTCTAAATAAAACTAGGTTACCAGATAGTTGTCCAGCAAAGGAAGATTCAGGATTAGCTTCTATTTCTTTTTGTCTTGTTTGAGGATCATAACCTACAACTTCTTTTACAGAGTCAGGAAGCTTATCAAAAGCATATTCTACAGCTTTAGCACCACCAATAAATCCTCCTACACCACCAAGTACTCCTCCAACTACACCACCTACTGGACCACCTACAGCAGTACCAGCGGTCGCACCAAGTTCAGCGCCCACAACCATTGCTGGAGTAGCAGCAATACCAACAGCAGCAGAACCCCCAGCCGCTTTACCAAAGGAACGAGTTGCACTAATATCACTTTTAGACTCAGTAGGAACGTCGTTAAGATAGGGATTTGAAGTAGGCCTGGCTAATCCTTTCAGGTAAGGATTTTCAGGCTCTAGTTGTTTTACATCAGAAGCTTTAAATGTACCCTCAAGATAAGGGTTTTTAGAAGGAGCAGTATCAAAGTTTTCTTCTACCCAAGTATGTGATCGTTTAGGTTGATTATACTTGCTAGAAGGAAGGCTTGCCCATACACCACCTAACTTTGCGTTAGCTGATTGGTAGTCACCTTTTTTGACATCTTCAAGAGCATTATTGTCTTTAATAAGTTCTAAAGCAATTTTGTCTTGAGACTCAGGAGAGAAGTCAGTAATACCTAGTTTCTTGGCATACTGATCATAAGTAGTTTTAGTAATCTGATAGCGTCCAGCAGCAGTGCTAGGACCTTCTTTAGTAGTAACTCCTACAACACCAGGATGTTTAGAATAATCTTCGAACGTACCACCACCTACAATCGTATTGTAATCTGCTTTTTCAGCTTTGCTTAAGTTAGCAAGATAGCCTTGAATATTAGCATCTTCTTGACTTCTAGAGTAAGAAGAAGATTTTGCAGGCGAAGAACTTTCTATACCACTAAGGTAAGGATTGAGATCCATCGTTACTCCTTATTATTTTTTAGCGTTAGCTTTGTTTGGATTTAGTTTAATATAATCTTCAAACTTAGCATCTGGATGTAACTTAGCCCAGTTAGCTTTGATTTGTTCTAACGCTTCAGGATGTTGGTTAATAGCTTGAACAGCTAGATTAATGTCTTGTGGAGTTGGTTTAGAAGCGGTATCTTCTTTAACTTGCGTACTAGCTTCTGTATTTGTTTCTTTACTTCCACCTTTAGGTACTGGCATTTCTTTAAGCTTACTTTCATAACCTTTGATTTCTTCATCAACCTTTTTACGTTGAGTATCAAGTGCATTTAAATCCTCCTGTAGGGCAGTAACTTCAGCTATACGAGCTTCTTTAGTTAACTTATTGCCATATTTATCGGTTAAAATAGTACCACTTCTTAGACCATTAATTCTGAAACTAATGTCATCAGACTTAGCTTCAATATCATTTCTATCACGTTGAGCTTGACTAATAATAGTAGAAAGTTTACCTTTAACAGCATTAAATTCTCTAAGTTCCATGCTCTTATCAAAACGTATTTGTAGTGCTTCTTGATTACGAGCTTGTTGTTGTAAACGTTTATTACCTAGATCTTCTCTGATTCTATTAGATTCCTCAGCACGTCTATTACGGCCAGATTCTTTTAAATATTCAAGTTCTAGTTTAAGTTTGTTAGCCCCAGAGATAGCAGAATCAGCATATTGTTGAGCTACTTGATCTCTCATATTTGGAGGGATTCTTATTAAGTCATCAATAGGAATACCAGCAGCATTAAGTTGCATTAAAGCAGTACCCCAAGCAGCATCTTTATTTTGAGGATCTGCATCAAGATAACCTTGTGCAATTTGACCAGTAACTTCAAGAACTTTTTTAGCTGAGTCAATGCGACGTTCTTGAGCGATTGTTCTAGTATTCTCTAAGTCTTGTGCAATTTTAATTTGTTTCTGATATTGAAGTAAAAGACCATTTTGTTTAAATAACTCTGCTGTTTTATAAGCAGCATTAACTTGATCATTAACTTTAATATAGTCATTAGTAGCTACTTTAACTTGTTGATAAGGAGTCTTAACAACTGGTTGAGTTTCTGTAGCAGGTTGTGTTTCTATTGTAGGTTGAGCTGTCTTACCTGGATACATTTCCATAGTAGCAGGTTTAGTCTCATCCATCACAGGTTCTTTAGCACGAGCTTCAGTATCAGCACCTGTCATAAATGAAGGCATAGGAGTACCTGTAGGTGATTTAACACCTTGTAAAGACATAGCACCTTCAGGCATTACTGCAGGTTTACCATCAAATCCTGTACCAACAGTATATCCACCAGGAATACTAGGAGGAACTTGACTTGTTTTAGTTCTAGCTAGATCATCAATAGCTTGTTTCTTGATAATATCTTTAGCTTGTTTAAGTTCATCTAACTGAATCTGTGCTTCTTCAGTCTTAAGAACATCCATCTTTTCCCTAGCCATTTTGGCTTCAACTTCACCAAAACTAGGGATACCATGATACATTGGAATACCAGCCATATTTTATCCTTTATCCAAAGAAACTAGCACCAAGAGCACCACCAAGACCAATAACACCTTGTAACAATTGTTCTTGTCTTGCTTTCTCAGCTAGAGATTGATAGTTAGCAGCTACATTAGAAGCATTAACTCCTACTGCAGGAGACTGATTAGCACCTGCTAATGAGCTTAATTGGTTATAATAATTATTAAACCAGTTTTGTGCAGTTTCAGCACCATATTTTTGTAGTGTAGCTAATGTGTTACCTGATTGAGCTCCACCAGTAGCTGTCTTACTTCTAAGAATTTGTTTAGCACCTTCTTCTTGTGCAAACTTATAACCAGGCATACCATATACTCTATTAGGATCTTTCATTAAAGCAGCTAAGTCTTCAGCAGCAGAAGCTCTGAATGGAGAGTAAGGATCAGCTTTTAGTGCAGCAACATCAGGTGACATACCTTTAGAAGCATTTAAAGCACTATAAATATTATAACCAGATTTAGCAATATCAAATATATTCTTAAGTGAACCTAAACCACCAGTAGATGTAGGAATACCTCCTACTTCACCAGAAGCAATGCTAGATACAATAGATGAAGGAACATAACCAAGACCTCCAGATATAGCACTTGTAATGCCTCCTAATGATAATCCACCAGCTGCAGCACTACCTAGAATACCTGCACCAGCTCCTGTTGCTGCGGCATATCCAGCTAAAGCGGCAGGGGTAGCACCAGCTGCACCCATAAGTGTAGGTCCAATTAGACCCATACCAAGAGCATCAACTCCCGCTCCTGCGGCAGCAGCACCAGCACCTAGTCCTCCCATACCAAAGCCAGCAGGTCCTAATGCTATACCAGCAGCTAGACCTAATGGTCCTACAGCATCAACAACGCTACCTACAGCATCAGCTACGCCACCTACAACGTCACCTACGACGTCTGCGACTCCACCAACTACATCAGCAACAAAGCCCATTTTTAGTGATCCTTATATAAATCGTATTATTAATTTGTTTATAGGGTTTAAATCCTAACCTAGTGACATATTCTAAACCCTTTACATTATCCTTATGAACGGTTGAAACAACCTCTTCATACTTATCAAACAAAGGAATTAAAATAGATCGTATATAATTTCTCATGTAAAAATGTTCTGTAGCAAATACATGTATTTCATTGTCTTTAACTACTGAACATCCTATTACACCATTTTTATTCTTAAGAGGATAAATGGTAAATCCTTTAAACTTATCAAGAAAGGACTCTTTAGTTCCTTCCCAAAACTGTTGATAGCTTTCCCAAGCCTTGTCTAATGACTTATGTAACTCCTGGGTCAAGATCCATTTCGCAGGCTTGTAATCGTATTGGTTGATTGTCGGTACAGAAAAATTCATAAGCTCTTCGTCTGAAGTTTCCGTTTTGATATAGGACACTTCTAATAGCATTTAGGTCAACATTACGATATTGAGACCAGTTATTATAGTCATCATCTGTATGTCGTATACGGAGTGTAGCACCAATCTTATCACCTACTATTTCTAATCTACCAATAAACTTACGTTTAGTAGAGTTAGCATCTATAAGAGGTGTTCTGATTCTATACTGGATTGGACCAGTTTCATCAGTATATGTATGCTCACTAATATTATACAACTTTCCGTTAGTATTGTCAAGTGCATATGCTTCATTATTATAAGAAGTATAGAATACACCATTTAAGATTGTTTCTTGTCCATTAACATATGATGTCCAAATACACCATTGTTTAGATTTAATATCACAAATAAGAGTTAAACCATCATCTAACAAATTAAGAACATAGAAATAATGTCCTGAAATCTTTAAACTATAAGATCTAACATTTGTTAAGTTAGATTGATTTAAGATTCTTTCTACAGAAACATCTGAAATTTGTACAGGTCTTGTACCATCTAACATAAGAACTGTTCTACCAGTATTACGTCCTACAGCTACCCATACTACAGTTTGTTGCATCTCTACAACAGAATCACCATTAGCACATCCAAACTCAATACGGAATGTTTGGTTAGGTAATAAAGGTGAACCAACAGCATTACCTGCATCATAGAAGAATTCAGTAGACCATTGACCAAAAGCTACAAGATAGTTAAAGTGTTTAGCTAAAGCTACACCTTTATCTGGTTCTGCTTCTGCAGTAATATAATCTAGTGCATCCCATTTAGTAGGATCATTAGGTTGTGAGTTCCAGATCTTACCATCTTCTGTCATTACAAATACATAAGTATCAAAGTAAGCTGCTCCAGGAACCATACCACTGGAAGGGAATCCATTTAGAGTACAAGAAGCATAAGCTTGTGTACCCGATCCTCCAGGAGCTGCAATAGTAATTGTAGGAGGTAATACATATCCTGTACCTGCATTAGTAATAGTAATATCAGTTACTATACCACCACTAATAATAGCAGTACCTGTAGCTCTTGTTCCTGCATAAGTTAATGTAGTAGTACCATTTGATGCAGAACCACTAGTAAATGTAGGTGCAGTAGTTCCTGTAGTACCTGCAACAGTTACTGTATAAAGATTAGCACCATAAGCTATCTGATCATTTAAGTTATAAGCAGTAGATGCTTGCCATTCAGGACCAAATGTTACAGTAGGGGCTGATCCATAACCTGTACCACCAGCAGTAATAGTAATAAATGCTACACCATCACTTCTAACTTGAGCTAGAGTGGTGCCATCATAGGTATAACCTTTATCACCTTTTTGGAAAAACATATAACCATTGTTCAATGTATTAGTAAATGAACAAGGATCTGTTGTTCCTGTTATAGTTCCTACTGTAGTAATTGTGCTAAGATCCGTACTATAAAGAGTATTATTAATAACACTATAGATCTTATTAGCATATGTATATAAACCTTGAGCAATACCTGGAGTAAAGTTTATACCAGCAGATATATATCCTGGTCTTTTCTTTGCATAAATAGTTCCATTATAGTCATCTGCGTAACAGTTAACCATTTTAGAACCTTTAGCTGTGCTATCATTACGGAACTCAATACCGTAGTTCATAGGAAGTCTAAGGGTTTCAGCCATTATCTAAACCTTGGTATTTGTGCTCTGATATCTGGTTGGAAGAATGTAGAAGACCATTCAATATCCCAAGCAGCTAGTCTTTGTTTATATTGTTCTGCTCTTTGAATAACACCAGCAAGCCTATCTAATGGAAGACCATAGTCAGCAGCTAATTCTGAAGCTAAACCCCAACGTAAACATTGATACCATTCTGATGGAAAGTCAAACGTTTGGTTAGCTGTAGTAATATCTTGAATAGGTTTTTGTACATTAATATGTAATTCATAAGTACTAACTGTACTTGCATTAGGAGTTAAGAATACTTTTAACTCACCATGATTTAAATAAGGTTTGTAGAATACTGTATTAATAGTACCTGTATTCTTTTTAGCACCTAAGATATTGTACTCTTGTTCAGAGATAATAGTCATAGGTAAATCTACATTAGGAGTAACTGAAATATTTCTTAAGAAAGATTGAATAAGTCTTAAAGGTTTATCAGCAATAACATCATTACCTGATGCAGGTCCAATAGTATAAGATGTTTGATTATTAACTAATGGAATAATCATTTCATGGATAGTCCAGATTTTAATACCATCTGTCATCCAATCTTTAAGCATCATATTAAGAACCATACTTGCATTCTCAATAGCTTGAGCTGTAGGTTGTGCTCCTTCTTCAAGCACACCTAATAGACGTAGTGAAGACTCAATAATGTTATTACGAGTTACGCTAAACGTTGTTGTACCTGAAGTAGCCATGTTAGTCCTTCTTTTTTCCTATTAGTCTTTGAACAGTCTTTGTTTCATAAATACGGATAATAGTCCATACAATAGTAAACAAAGCTGCTAGTGGAGGTAATACTTGAGCCATAGTACCTAGTACTGTGACTACTGATGCCCCATCAATAACGTGTTTAGTTGCTTCATCCAGATGATGATGTATCATTTATAAATCCTTAGGTTCCCAGCCGTATATCTCGGCTACTTGATATGTTAGTTTATAGAAGTTTTTGTTATGGAGTTCATACCTTTTACCTTGTAAGTATAAAAGCATGTGCACCATCTCATGTGCCATAGTTCTCTCTAGAGTTATTAAATGACTTTGTTTTGCTGTACTGATGGTAATACAGTGAGGTTCAGGTATATATTGCCCATACATACCAGGGTCATCTACAACTATAAATTCTATCTCGGAAGGTCTTGGTAACTCATACTTGTTGAAGGGTGGTAAGTGTCTTAACATATCATAGACAGCTTTACACGTTTCAACAGTAATAAGCTTCATATCATTAGTAAGGACGCGTGCCCGCTTTATCTATGATTAAAACTTGTTTGCGTGGTTTATCTGCAAACTTATTAGGTATTGAAATGTGTACCCATGAGTTAAACTCTCGAATAAGTTGGTCATACTCAAGGTTTGTTTTAAGTAATTCTTTAACAATATTATCAGGTGTTAATCCTGGTACTTTAATGTCTGCAGCACAACCAATACAGTGCTGACTTGTCGGTTTACTACCTACTGCAACATTCACCTGTGGTGATCTATAGGCAGAATTAACCATGATGGGTCGGCCTAAGACTCTACGAACTTCTTCTAGAAACCTAGCTAATCTTGTTAAGTTAGCTTTAACATCTTCATTAGGAGTATTGTCTAGACCTTGACGTTCAGCAATCTCACTATGTGTTAGTTCTTCTAGTGTAAAGTTAGGACTTAAATTCATTTCTTCTTGATGTAGAATAAGCTACGTTCACCAAATAAGTAGAATCCTACAGCACTAGCAAAGTTATCTACTTCAGGTGTTGATGTACCATGTAAGTGCATATATGCCCAAGTACCTAGTACAATAAGACCAATAGCAGG